CCTGTAGGATGTTCAATAGTGTCGAACCACGAAACACGGACCAATCTCATTGCTCCAATATATATTATTCTACAGAAATTAAATCTAAAATCGGCCGAAAAGTCAGAAATTGGTTTACATATTTACAAAGTAGTAAAAATATATATATATCAAGGCTTATCTCTGTAAATAAGTTGTCATACGGGGGTATGTCGTTGGTTTACAAGATGACACGGTTTGTTGAAAAATATAGCTTTTTTGACACCGCACCTCAAAAAGGAGGTCAAAATTATGTCTAAAAATGATGTAAAAACACTCGAATTAACCCCAAAACAGATGAAATTTGTTAATATTTTCATCGAAAAGGGCACAATTCAGAGTGCAAGACAATGTGCTTTAGACGCTGGATACGCAGAATCTGGTGCTACAGTCATTGCAAGTCAGCTACAGAACCCAAAATACTATCCTCATGTAGTTGAAGAAATAGAACGAAGAAGGGCTGAACTTAACAGGAGATATTCCATTTCCTATAAATCACACATACAAAAGTTAGCAGAACTGAGAGATTCAGCGGAGAAAGCTGGTAATTTTACTGGAGCTATTGCTGCTGAAAAGTATCGAGGTATGGTGGCTGGATTATACGTTGATAGAAAAGAGATTATGCATGGCACAATCGACTCTATGACCGTAGGAGAGGTAGAGGATAAGTTAATTGAACTTCGAAAAAAGTTATCCATTCAAGGGGAGTATGAAGTTATTGACCATGACACATCTGAAGGGACACCTGTCGGAGAGCCTGGCAATGACATACTTATTGAAGAAGGGGAATCTAGTATTCAAGACGATTCATGACACTGGTTGTGTCGATCTTGTTGCTATTGACAAGAAAGGTAAAGTCCATTTATACGACGTAAAAACGTCTGCGAAGTATTCAAATGGAAAGAAAAAAGGGAAAAGAATTAACCGAGTGTTGACTCCATTACAAAAGAAATTAAAGGTTGAGTTATTGATGGTTGATTTAAATGAAGAAAGGTGCTGGGTTATCAAACATGGCGGAAGAGAAGAATCTCTGGAAACAACTAAAAAATAACACAAAATCAATAATTTGGACTAGAATTGAAAGCTCTACAGGTTTAGGTATTCCTGATCTGTTTGGCTTTTACAAACGAGGCTTTTGGTTAGAGTTAAAGATAATAACCAATAATAAGCTTAACTTCTCTGCACATCAAATTGCGTGGATTCACAGGCATTATTCTGAAGGCTGTCCTGTGTTTGTACTTGCCAAAGACCCTCTTTCGAAGACCCTTAAATTATTCTCAGGCTCCATTGTCCGTGATCCATTGTCCATTAACGATAAACCCGTCCTTTGTTCCATCGCCCCCGGTTCCAGGTCCCAGAGCTGGGATCTCCTGCTGCATCTGCTGGGTTGCTGGACTCCTGACGGCAGGACAAGCACGAAGCTCCATTAGCCTCCATTCCCACGGCCCACCACCATTACCTCTTAATAAAAAAACCGTGCAGCCCGGGTCCCAGGAGCTCTGGTAGTTGACAGCAGGAGTGGGCTGTGCTACTGCTTAGTTCTTCCTTCTTTGTTTAGTTAGCCAAACATTAAACAAAACGGTGAGTCGAAGTCCTCGGCTCACCACCCTTTTTCCATTGTCCATTCTCCATTAGGATCTGCAACATACCATTACCCTTACATACAGGAGCTGGTTCCCGGGAGCTGGAGAATCTGACTGGACAGCAGGAGTATCTAAAAAAAGTTTTCTTTTACCTCTTGACATCCTAACTAATTAGGACTATATATATAGTAAGTAAAACCAGAGCTTGGGAACACATGTCGCCTGAAAGGTTTTATTAGGTTCAGGTAGTTGCCGTAATGACTCGAGATCCTGAATCGCAAGAACTAATAAGGGAGTGGCGAAGCCATAACGAAAGGTGCGAGTCCTTAGGCTCCCTTACACAAAGGAGAAGGAAAATGAACAAAGAATTAATAGCGTTCGTAATAGATCATCTAAAACATTTTAAATGTTACCCTGTTGAGTTTGAATACAAAAACAAAGTTTATGATTATGATTTTATCATAAAGACAATAAAGGAGAGGAAAAATAAAAATGAATTACCATTTTAAACACATTGAATACCGATTATTATTTCAACATGGCTGGGATCGTTGTCCCTGGTTCGTGAGCTGGAGAGAAAGGTTTCCGCATCATGGCTATTGAATTTAAGGGAGATTCCATTAAGGAGTGGATTACTAACAACCTGGAAGAGGGACAGATCGCAGATGTCGTCCTGGAAGGCTGCCAGTCAGGCATTGTTTCGGAGTTGATATACTACGCAGACAGTTGTGCATTCTACGAGAAGTTCGAAGGAGAGATTTGGGATCGCTTAGATCAAACATCATGTGACATGGGCGAAGCGTCTATTCTCCATCTCATCGCTTCATTTAATGGATCCAAAGAGGTAGGGTCGCACGACCAGTTCAGGAACCTGCTGGCGTGGTGGGCGTGTGAAGATGTGTGCCGTGAGATCTTGGCGGATAAAGAAGATGAGGCAGCTGAGTAGTTGCCACCTTTTCTGGTTTGGTTTGGTGTCATTTGCATCGTTGGTGCCTTTGTGGCGTTTTCCATTTCGAAAATGCCCTTCGGCATCGGTGCAGTGGCTAAGGAGATCTTTGCCTGCATGCTGGTGCTGCCGTTGTTCTGGCTCTGTGTCTCCATTCTCCATTATCTCTTACCATCATAGTTATACCTACCAGTAGAGCAGGAGCTGTCCCCCCGGGCCCGTGGTTTCCTGACGAAGCAGGTCTTGGTGCAAAAAAGTTATCCACAACTTAATTAAAATAATTACTTGCAATTAGTTAGGATATCACTATATTTAAGATATGTATGGTACAGGCATGAAAAGAAACGCAACCATGTTTCAGTATCGGGAAGAATGTTTAAATAGTTCCCGTCCCAATGAGTTTAGCATTGTGGGTATAAACAGCGCCATACAAAAGCCAAAGGAGGCAACATGAACAAGAAGAAGGAAATAGACAAGTTAGTAAGACTAACAATACTAAACAACTTCATAAGTTCGAAGTTGAAAGAACAAAAGATTATAGTTAAATCTTTTGTCGGTGAGGAAAAAGTCCTCAAAGGTCTTGACCACAAGATGAATGTTATCAGACGTGAATATAAAAAGTTTGATAGTGTGCGTTTCAAGGTTGAGCAACCTTTAATGTACAATCAGTACAAAACTCAAATCGTTGAGAGTGTCGAACTCAAGCCGATTGTTGATCACGATCAAGAGAGCGAACTCTTAACAGAGAACTTTCCTCTCTTACAAATGCAAACTCAATAACATTTTATCTCTAGTGCGAGGGCGTCCGCCCTCGTGCCTTTCTCCATTCTCCATTACAATTTTACATTTTTACATGTGTGATAGGTGAGAAAAAAAGCGGTAGCTGTCCCCGAGAGTTGGTGCTTGAAGCCGTTATGGTGTCGGAGGCAGAGGCGGAGTTTTGCTAGGTCAAAGGTGCGACAGAATGATACAAAAGTTATCCACAGATAAGTTAATAAGTTCTTGCAACTAATTAGGATATATGAGATTATAACTCATGCCTAATAACAATGATCTCGTCAATAGACCTTTTGCTAATTTGCAAGAGCGTCTTGATAACGTTCAAAGGCAGGAACGTGCTGACGTAGAAACAATAAACAGAAAGGATATGTATCGTGCTATCGCTACTTATCTTGACTCTGAAATTTATCATCTTATTCTTAATACTAATAATGTTGAGATAAAAGCTTGGGGTAAACGTGTTTTATCCAAATTAGCTGAGATGCATAAAGATATTATATAATCTCTTTGGGCTGGATAATCTCCAGCCCAGTTTCCTGAATCCCCATCCCAAAACCCATCCTAGAACTAAAGATACTACCTATAGAGATCCTAAGCGTTTTTGACCGCTAGATGTTGTATGCTCGACCCCCACCCCCCTTTTTCCCCTAGATGTTACTACACTGTCAGGGCTTCGGTTGTGTTTTACACAGATAATATCTATGATAATAATTCTGATATGAGAAACGAATTTGATGTCTCCTCTATGGATGACCAAGAAGCTAGAGAAGCTTTACTAAAACTTGAATTAAGAAAGACTCAACTAGAGTTATCAAAAAAGGCAAGAGACTCCTTTCTAACGTTCGTTCACACTGTGTGGCCGGGGTTCGTGGAAGGTGAGCATCACCGCAGGATCGGTGAGAAGTTCGAAAAGGTACTATCGGGTGAAATTAAAAGATTAATTGTCAACATGCCACCCCGACATACAAAATCAGAATTTGCATCCTTTCTCTTTCCTGCTTGGCTCATGGGCCACAAACCAATGACCAAGATCATTCAAACAACACACACAGCCGAACTCTCTTACAGATTTGGTCGTAAGGTCAGAAACATGATGGACGGACAAGAATATAAATCTGTTTTTCCTGAAGTAAAATTATCACAGGATTCCAAAGCTGCTGGTAGATGGGAAACCAACTACGGGGGAGAGTATTTTGGCGCTGGTGTAGGAGGTGCAATTACTGGTCGTGGTGCGGATTTATTAATTATTGATGATCCCCATAGTGAACAAGATGCAATGTCACAAACGGCAATGGACAATGCGTGGGAGTGGTATACCTCAGGTCCTCGTCAGCGTTTACAACCTGGTGGTAGTATTGTTTGCGTCATGACACGTTGGAGTGAAAAAGATTTAACGGGCAACCTCATGCGTGCCATGAGTGAAGTAAAAGCAGATCAGTGGGACGTGATTGAGTTTCCTGCGATCCTGCCGAATGATAAACCTGTCTGGCCAGAGTATTGGAAGCTATCCGAATTAGAATCTGTCAAAGCATCCTTGTCCGAACAGAAATGGCAGGCCCAGTGGCAACAGAACCCGACTGGTGAAGAAGGGGCTATTATTAAACGAGAGTGGTGGCAAGAATGGGACAAGGAACAACCGCCCATACTCAAGCATGTCATACAGAGTTATGATACTGCTTTTACAAAAAAAGAAACCAGTGACTATAGTGCTATCTCTACATGGGGTGTGTTCTATCCTGATGAAGTGACTCCTAATATAATTTTATTAGATTGTGTTAAAGATCGTTTTGAGTTTCCTGAGTTAAAAAAGATTGCCTTAGAGCAGTATAAATACTGGGAACCGGAGTCCGTGATCGTTGAAGCAAAAGCCTCGGGCCTACCCCTCATACAAGAATTACGTCAGATCGGTATCCCTGTTATCAACTTTACACCTTCTCGTGGTAATGATAAGTTATCCAGAGTGCACGCTGTTGCTCCTCTCTTTGAGAGTGGTGCAGTATGGGCACCAAAGAAACGCTGGGCTGAAGAGATGATAGAAGAGTGTGCGATGTTCCCTCATGCGGAACATGACGATCTTGTAGATTCTATGAGCCAAGCATTATTGAGGTTTCGTAAAGGAAACTTTGTATCATTGCAAGATGACTACGAAGATGAGCCTACGGACCACGGAGCAGAACCGGAGTATTATTAATGGCAATTAGAAATCCTTTCGATCAAATAATTTTAGATGACCCTGCTTACGCGGAAGAGATTAAAATTGATCCACAAGCAGGTAAGAAACTTACTCGTGATATTTATGGATTAATATTAGGAGAAGAAGATCCTTATGCTAATAAAAAATTAGAACGAGAACTATCGGTTGCTTTAGCACAAAAAGAAGCGGGACTCCCCGTTGACCCTAATAAATCATTTGTTACTTCTGCAGAAAGACAAGATCCTATATTAGGTCCCGCCTTAAAAAAGTTTGATTATGAATCTATGGGTTTAGGTGAGGTTGGTGAAAGATCTTTAGAATTTTTATATCGTGATCAGTTAAAGGCACGAGAAAAACAATTACGTGGAGAAGAATTATCATTTGGAGAAAAGATTGCCGCTAATCCGTTTATGGCAGCCCTAGACGCTACAGACTTTACAGGAACCATCTCTGCTATAGCAGGAGACGGGGGCGTACAGAAATTTGGTGCGGAGGGCGACTCCATCAAATCACTTAAACAATGGAACAATAAAATATTGGTTGGTAAACCAGATA